CCATGAGTCTCCCCTGTCAAGCGATATTTTCATGCCCTCGCTTTGCATTGCATATCACTCTCTGCATGCCTTTCGCCCCCGTCCTCTCCTCTCCCGCTCCAGCTGAATTCAAACGACCATCCGCTTGGCCGCCGCTTTGCGATGCAAAGTGAGGTGCGCTTAGATGTCAGGATTATCGGAAATAGACCGGGGTGTACCGGCCCCACCCCCGGGCTTTCGAACTCGTGTTGGGATCCTATACACTTAGCTCGCACGCGCGACCCTAAAAATTTAGGAGACGACCTCCAAAATTTCGGCGACGAGCTTGAAAATTTTCCAGATCACTGATATTAACATCAACATGACCAGCGAAATCGCCACGATCGAAGACCTTGGACCAGCGATGGCAGCGCTCACACCAAAGCAGCGCGCCTACACCACCGCACTCCTAGATAATGGCGGAAACCAGACCGCCGCAGCGCTAACAATGAACCCGGAGATGACGGTCACGTCGGCGAGGACCACGGGATCTCAACTAGCGCGACACCCCAAGATAATCGCCGCCCTCAAGGAAGAAGCGGATAAACGCGTCCGAGTAGGCGCACCACTGGCCATAGACGTAATGCTCGAGATCATGCAGACGCCGGGCCACAAGGATCGCTTCAGAGCGGCGGTCGAGGTGGCGAACCGGTCTGGACTTCTGGTGATACAACAGGTAGAGCACATCCACGACCATCGGCACACCGCTCCTGAGATGATCGCAAAGATCGAAGCCATGGCGCGGCAGCTGAAGCTAGACCCGGTCCAGCTATTGGGATCCGTAGGGATCTCGACCAAATCTTCCCGAGCGGTAAAGGCTGAGCCTATAGATACCGAATTCACCGAGGTTCTTCCCGAACGGGAACCTGAAGACCCCTTCTCATATTCTCCTCCGGATCATGAAAAGAGCCACCCATGACATGTCGCCTATCGAGAGCCCTGCGGAAGCTGGGTGAGATCAACATCGGAAAGCGAGAAGCCTTCCATTGCAAGCGATACTCAGACCTCCTCGACAGGACGATCTCGTCCATGGGGATCGAGTATGCTGGCCACAGCGCAGCCTTCCGTAAGGCGCGGAACCTCTACTGCCGCCTGAGGAACCGGCCGCTGGACAGCATCGACGCGTCGTGGTGCAACGAGGCTCTCTGATGGATGAGTTCGAGTACACGCCACCGATTGAGGATGAGCCGATCGAGTTCGCTAACCTGGACGTCAAGAAACTCCAGGAGCTAGCCTCGATCCTTGAGGCGGCGGTCCAGCGCCAGAAGTACCGGCGCATGGATTTCTTCGTCCCATACCCGAAGCAGCGTGAGCACTTGGCCAAGGGGCGCGACTTCAAGGAGCGGCTCCTAAACGCGGGGAACCAAAATGGGAAAACGATCACGGGGGCGTTCGAGGCCGCCTGTCACGCTACTGGAGATTACCCACCCGATTGGCCGGGGGTCAAGTTCGATCACCCTACCAAGGGCTGGGCCTGCGCAGAGACAGGCCTCTTGGCGCGAGACGTGCCTCAGAAATACCTATGCGGAGAGCCAGGCGTTGAGGACAGCTTTGGGACTGGGATGATCCCCCTGGAGGCGTTCGTTGACAAACCATCCTTGGCCCGGGGCGTGACCGATGCCTACGACACGATCCAAGTCCAGCATAGAACCAATGGCGTCAAGGACGGCATCTCTGTCATCCGCTTCAAGTCCTACGAGCAGGGCCGCACTCGCTTCCAGTCAGAGACACTGGATTGGGCGTGGTGCGACGAGGAGCCGCCTCTGGATATCTACTCTGAGATCCTGACCAGGACGATGGCGACCCGGGGTATGGTATGGGTGACGTTCACCCCGCTCAAGGGGAGATCGGATGTCGTGATGCGGTTCTTCGATGAGCCGAACGCTCAGCGCACCATGACGACCATGACCATCGAAGACGCCGAGCATATCCCGGCCGCGGAGCGCGCAGCGATCATCGCCTCCTGGCCAGCACACGAGCGCGAGGCCCGGGCTCATGGCGTCCCCATGCTGGGGTCTGGACGGATCTTCCCCTATCCTGAGGACCAGATCGCTGAAGATCCTCTGATGTACATCCCGGACCACTGGGTCAAGATGTGGGGCATGGACTTTGGGATTGGGCACCCATTCGCTGCGGTCCTAGCGCTCTGGGATCGGGATAACGACGTGATCCACATCCACCACACCGTGCGCCTGAACGGCGAAGGTGCGACCATGACCCCGATCAACCATGCCGCGGCTATGAAGCCGATCGGAGCATCGGTGCCTGTGGCGTGGCCGCATGATGGTACGCACCGGGAAAAGGGCACCGGTGAGCCACTCTCAAAGCTCTACAAGGCCCAGGGCTTGCTCATGCTACCAGAGCACGCTACCTGGCCCGATGGCTCCCTATCGACCGAGGCCGGCATACTGGAGATGCAGCAGCGGATGGAGACTGGGCGCTTGAAGGTCGCCCGCCATCTAAGCGACTGGTGGGGAGAATACCGGGAGTATCACCGCAAGGACGGCGTGATCGTCAAGATGCGGGATGACCTGATGTCGGCAACCCGGATCTTCGTGATGGCGAAGCGCCACGCCAGGATCTGCCAGCTTGGCGGCCGAGGTATAGACCGTACGCGCCAGAGCGGCGTAGCCTCGGGGATTGACTTCGACCTGTTCTGAGTGATCTAATATAGGATCCACTAGGAGGCGGCTATGCGTCCAGGCCCGACCAGCGCGAAGAACGCGCCCATCTCCGCGTCTGCGCAAGACCTTGGCCTCGGTGGTCTAGGCGACGAACTAAACCAGCAACTCCAGAGCATGGATGCTGAGCGGAAGAAAAAGCTATTGCAGGTCTCACAGGTTCCTAACCAGAACGGCCTGAACAGCATCAACCAGTCGGCGTCCACGATCGCACTCTTGGGGGTCGGGAACAACCCATCAGGGGGAGGCGGACTTGGCTACTGACCCGACAGCTTATGATATCGCGGGCCGCCAAACGGTCCAGTCGATGCGAGAAGAGGAGATCGTCTATGAGACACTCCAAGAGTTCTCGCAGATGCAGATCATTCGCAACACCTTTGCCCAGCAGTGGGAGGAGATCGCGGAGCTCGTTCTGCCGACTAGCCGAAACACGTTCTACTATGGGAACTATAATCAGCCCGGCGTGAAGAAGACCGATCGCCAGGTCGACGCCTCGGCCATGATGGCGCTACACCGCTTCGCCGCCATCTGCGACAGCCTCCTGACGCCGCGGAATATGTTCTGGCACCAGCTGATCGCGGACCATCCGGAACTACGGAAGAACCGCCAGGTGAAGCTGTGGATGGAGGAGGCGACGCGCCGGCTCTTCAAGCTGCGCTACGCCCCGATCGCGAACTTCAGCGCCCAGAACCAGAACCAGTACCAGGGCCTCGGGGCCTTCGGAACCGCGGGCATGTTCATCGACCGCGCCTATGGGGCGGATGGGAAACCACTTCCGGCTTTGCGGTACAAAGCGATGCCGCTTGGAGAGCTCTTCCTCCATGAGAACCACCAGGGCCTGATCGACGGCTTCATCCGCTGGTTCCGTCTGACGCCGCGGCAGGCCTACCAGCGCTTTGGCGACAAGCTGCCAGAGAACATCATCTCTGCGATGAAGGCCAAGTCGGAGTTCCCTTTCGATTTCCTGCACCGCGTCTGCCCGCGAAGTGACTGGGATCCGAACCGGATCGACAGTAAGGGGTTGCAGTTCGCCTCCTACTTCGTCTCGATGCAGGGCCGCGTCCTCCTGGAGGAGAGCGGCTACCACACGTTCCCGATCGCTGCCTCGCGCTATGACCAGACCCCCGGCGAGATCTACGGCCGCAGCCCAGCCATGATGGTTCTGCCGGCGATCAAGACCCTGAACGCCGAGAAGCGGACCTTCCTGAAGCAGGGACACCGCGCCGCGGACCCTGTCCTCCTGACGGCGGACGACGGCCTCGTCGACATCAGCATGAGGCCCGGGGCCCTGAACAAGGGCGGCGTGAGTTCAGACGGGAAGCCGCTGATCCAGGTTCTTCCCACCGGTCAGATCCAGGTCTCGAAGGACATGATGGACATGGAGGTCGGCCTGATCCAGGATGCCTTCCTCGTCAGCCTCTTCCAGATCCTGGAGGAGACGCCGCAGATGACAGCGACCGAGGTGATCGAGCGTGTCAACGAGAAGGGCATCCTCCTCGCCCCCACAGTCGGCCGCCAGCAGAACGAATATCTTGGCCCTATGATCGATCGCGAGCTCGACCTGATGGCCCGTATGCGGCTCCTGCCGCCCATGCCGCCGGCCCTCGCTGAGGTCAACGGGGCATACGACGTGAACTACACGAGCCCTCTGGCGCGCGCTGCCCGGGCCCAGGAAGTGGCAGGCTTCATGCGCTCCCTGGAGACTACGCTCACGATCGTGAACGCGACCCAGGACCCAAGCCTCCTCGACGTCTACGACTTCGACACGGCCCTCCCCGAGATCGCCGACATCCAGGGATCGCCAGTCAGCTGGATGGCTTCGCCGCAGATGATCGCCCAGAAGCGTCAGGCTCGCGCCCAGGCGACGGAGCGGCAGCAGCAGATCCAGGAAGCCCCGGCCAAGGCAGCGATGATGAAGGCGCAGGCTGTCCAGGCGAAGGCCGGGATGAACAACGCCGTGAGCCAGGCCCAGAACGCTGGGCAGGGCAAGCCCGTGCAGCCGGGCGGCGGACCTCCTGCACCCCCTTCAGGAGCCGGCCAATGACCGTTCTGGTCTCGATCAACGACGAAGAGGGCTGCTTGGTGATGCGCCGCTACGATAGCCGGCTTCACTACGGCCTGACCCACGCGATGGTCATCGAGCCGACCGTCATGTTGACTGAGTGCGCCGTTCGCGCTATGCGAACCATGCCTGCCGACTGCGACAAGGTTCCGTGGCACAATGCTAGGCTGGAGAGAACGGAATGGACCTGAACACCCTGAAGGAGAAGGCCGAGCACGCTCTCGACTTCCTGCGCGTCCGCAAGCGGAACTACGAGCTCACCTTTGGGCGCTCATATCATGCGCAAGCAGTCCTGAGTGACTTAGCCAAGTTCTGCCGAGCCGACAAGACTTGCTTCGATCCGGATCCGAGGATCCACGCGGTTCTAGAGGGTCGCCGCGAGGTTTGGTTGCGGATCACGCAACACCTACATCTGAGCCCTGAGCAAATGTTCGCCCTGTACAATGGGCAGAACTTCAACATACAACTGACTGGAGAAGACGATGCCTGATCCCGTAGTAGACCCGAATGCACCGCCGGCACCTACCCCGGCTGCCACTTGGTACAGCACTGTGACGGATCCCGACCTGATCGGGCATATCCAACAGCGCGGCTGGGATACCAAGGATCCCGCGGCCGTTGCTCTCGAGGCAGCCAAGGCCCACCGCGAAGCAGAGCGTCGTCTAGGTGTCCCCGCTGACCAACTCGTCCGCTGGCCGAAAGATGCCTCTGACGAGGCGAACTGGGCGGCGGTGCGTGAGCGCCTAGGCGTTCCTAAGGAGGCCACTGGCTATGACTTCGCGAACGTCAAGTTCACGGATGGTTCCGATCTCGATGAGCGCTTCGTTACCACTATGCGCGATACTGCCGTCAAGCTCGGCCTCCCAGCCGAGGCTGCCGTGGGCGTGGCTCAGTCCTTCGCCAAGTTTCTGGATGATGCGGAAGCCGCGGAGACTGCTGAGGCCGGCGTCAAGTTGGAAGCTGAGCGCTCCTCGCTGAAGCAGAACTGGGGCACGAACTACCAGGCGAACCTGGACGTGGCCAAGCACACGGCTGAGGCTCTGGGCGTGAAGCCCGAGGCCATCAATGCCTTGGAGAGCCAGATCGGATACGCCGCGGTGATGGAGATGTTCCGCACCATCGGCGAGAAGACCGGCGAAGCCAGGTTCGTCCAGAGCCTGGCTCCAGGCGCAGGCGCGGGTGAGCTCATGACCGTTGAGCAGGCCCAGACCCGGATCAATGATCTGAAGGCCGATGAGAGTTGGGTGTCGAGCTATCTGGCTGGCGATGTCGCCAAGGCCCGCCAAATGGCGGATCTCCAGAAGATCGTCTGGGCCGCTAAGCAGCCGTAGGAGACTAGTATGCCCTCCGTCTCTAAAGCCCAGCGTCGCCTGATGGCTGCAGCCGCCCATACCAAAGGTGGCTATGGCGGCGTGCCACAGAAGGTGGGCAAGGAGTTCAACGACGCCGATACCGGCAGGCCCGCTCCGAAAGTGGAGCGGGTCAAGGCGGCGCGGCACCAAGCCAAACGGAGGAAGTGATGGCTAAGCATTGGATGAAGAAAGCCTTCGCGAACGCCCATGGGCAGTTCAAGGAGAAGGCTAAGGCGGCCGGCGAAAGCACGTCCGAGTATGCCCACGAGAAAGAACACGCCAAGGGTAAGACCGGTGCTCAAGCACGCTTGGCCCTAGTTGGCATGCGCGCTGCTAAGAAACACTCTTGACATCGACGCCTGAGGGTGTATCTTGATGCTTGGTTGCCCGCGCGGCTCGCGCAGCGGGGGCGGCCCGGGGCCGGGTGGCGTGCGCGACCATCCGCCTGGCCCCTCCCATCTCCTACGCCTTCGGGAGGGAGAGCCTGAGACAAGTCGCAGAGGCCCCCGTTACTGGATACGGCCATCCGTTAGATGAACCCGTAACTCCAGCAGAAGGTGGCTTCGCCATGTCTGAGAACCTGTTCGAGCTCTTCACCACGCAGTTCTCCACTAACCTGGAACTCAAGCTCCAGCAAATGGGGTCCAAGCTTCGCGGCAAGGTCCGTGAGGGCTTCCATGTGGGTAAGCAAGCTTCGCCCATCAACCAAATCGGCGCTGTCCAACTCCGCGCTCCTGCTGGCCGCTTTGCGCCGCTGGGCCGGATCGATGCGGACTTCACCCGGCGCTGGGTCTTCCCGCAAGACGGCGAACTGCCGCAGCTGATCGACACCTTCGATGAACTGCGCACCATCGTCGACGTCAAGTCTCAATATGCGACCAATGCCGCGATGGCTGTTGGTCGTGCGTGGGACGACTGCCTGATCGCCGCGGCCTTCAATCCGTCGCAGATCGGCACCGACGCGGGTGGCCTGTCGCCCGAGAACTTCAATACCTCTACGACTGTGGGCAATGCCGGGTTTCAGGTGGTTTCCACCTTTGGTTCCAGCGCCGCCAGCGGCCTGACGGTGACGAAGCTGATCGAAGCTAAGCGCACGTTCCGCCACTACCATGTCGATATCGACACCGATCCGCTGACCCTGGTCATCGGTTCGCAGCAAGAGAGCGACCTTCTGAACCAAGTCGAAGTCGTTTCGACCGAGTTCAACGACAAGCCCGTGCTTGTCGATGGCAAGCTCACTCGCTTCCTCGGGTTCGATCTCGTGTTCTCCGAACGCCTGAACTTCACCGGCTCCGTGCGCAACTGCATCGCGTTCGCCAAGTCGGGGATGTATCTCGGGATCTGGAAGGACATGTCGAACTATGTCGACATCCGCGCCGACCTGTCCGGTCGTCCCTATCAACTGCTGACGCAGACTTCCTTCGGCGCTACCCGGACCCAACCGGGCAAGGTGCTGCAGATCACCTGTGCCGACACCACGGGAGCCGATATCACCCCGTAAGGCGAGAACAGGGCCGGCGGCGAGAGCCTCGGAGTACCGGCTAGGCCGGCCCTATAGCAGCCCCAAGCAGTGAAGGAACATCACCATGACCCAGACCTCTCACATCAAATCCGCCGCCATCACGAACCTGGACGCGATCCCCTCCGTCCAGAACACGTCGGGCCGCGGTGGCATGGCCATCTTCCGGGAAGTCGATGGCTTTGCCTCGACTGTCTCTGGAGACCTGGCCGGTTCGACCTACCAGCTTTGCCGTGTCCCTACCAATGCCGTGATCAAGCACGTCATCTTCGAGGCCGCGGCCATGACTGCCGGCAAGCTCTCGCTGTCCGTCTATTACAGCGATGCGACCCAGGACGGCACCCCTGCCAACGTCCAAGGCCTCGTGGTTCCGACCACCGGTGCTGGGTTCTTCGCCGTCGACATCGACTGCTCCTCGGCCGTTGGCCCCACCAACGAGACGAACCAGTCAGGCAACTATCCGATCGCCGATCGCCAGATGGAGCTCTGGCAGGCTCTCGGCCTGTCCGCCAATCCGGGTGGCTACTTCGACATCGTCGCGGTCTGCCACACCACGGGTGTCACCACGGGTGCCGCGATCTATCTGCGGGTCGGCTACGCGATCTAACCGCGCGGGAATGCGCGTATCCCCGGCCGGTGGGCTCTCCAGCGCCGGCCGGGGATGAACTTCTAGGGAGGCGTACATGCCTCTCATAAGACCCCCACCGCAGCGTATTCCACCGCCGCAACTTGTACCTCCGGAGGCACCTATGGCCCTCAATTCTATTGTCGTCACCGTGGGCCAGCACTTCCAGGATGGCGGTCTGAATAACCTCGGCTACAACACTACTGCTGGCGCGGCCTCGTCCGCTCTGCCGGCCACCCTCAAGACCGACAACGCTGCTGATGCCACTGCCCTGGCCGCCGTTGTTGCTGCCCAGGCTACCGTGGCCGCCAACGTCGCGACGCTTGTTGCTGACGGTGCGACCCCCACACAGGCCCACGTCACCACCCTGAACACCAACTGGGGCACCCTGAACACCGCGATCAACACGGAGGGAGTTACCCAGGCCGCTGTCAATGCCGATGTCAACGGCCTCGCCGGTGGCAATGTCGTCATCACCTTTGACACCGGCGTCGTCACTACGAGGGCTCAACTGCTGGCCGCCCTGCGCGCAGCCTTGACTTTGATCAACGGTTCGAGCATCTTGTCCTAGAAGGAGACCTCCTATGGCTTCAGCTTCCTGGTCGCTCACCCGCGGCACCCTGATCGACAATGTCGCGAGCTCTGGTTCACAGACTGTGACCGAGGGCGTTCTTGCGCCTGGCGTCGGCGACCTGGAGATCCGCGTTGATCTCACCAAGAACCTGACCAAGAAAGAGATCCGGCAGGCCATCGAGACCATCTGGCGCTTCATCAAGAACAACAACAACTCCACGTCTGTGCCGCTCTAGGAGGCCCCCATGCGTGGTCAAGAAAGCGTCCAGTTCTCCAACATAGGTGCGGTGACTACGGCGGCCTTCGAGCTCCGTGGTGGCAAGTACATGCTGCTGACCAAGTCCACCGGCACCGGCACAATCGACCTCGAGATGCAAGCGTTCGATGGTGTCACCTATATCCCGGTCGCCACTCAGGTCACTGCGACGACTAGCCACCAGGTCCTTGACCTGCCTCCGGGCCAGTACGAGATCGTGATCGGCACGTTCACGGCCAACTACATCACGTTGACCCGCATCCCCAACGACTAGGGCTATGGAGGCCCAAGCCTCATGGCCAAGTTTCAGACCCCCGTCGATATCGCGAACCGCGCCCTGCAGCGCTGCGGAGCAACCCGCATCGCCTCGTTCACCGATGACAGTAAGAATGCCAGCGAGACGGCCTTCGTCTATGACAAGGTTCGTGACGCGGAGCTTCGCCGCAACGTCTGGACGTTCGCGACCCGGCGCGCAGTGATCCGGCCGGTGAACACCAACAACCTTCCTCCACCGGTGGGCGGCAGCGGTAGCGGCCCAACCATGCTCTTCACACCGGCTATCTATTCCTCGACGGCGACCTACGTCACTGGATCCGTCGTTCAGTTCAATGGAGAATGGTATCAGGCTCTGCGCTCGGTGCCAGCGAACCAGCAGCCTGATCTGAACACCCAGGGCTCTGACCAGGAGAGCTTCTGGACACAGTATTTCGGACCACGGACTGTCACTCAGTGGACGTTCAATGCGGACCAGTCGAGCCCGCAGCCCTGGTCGCCGAGCACGACCTATGCCGCGGGCCAGCTAGCGATCGGCTCCGACGAGTTCGAATATAGTTCGGTGACGAACGGGAACGTGAACAACAACCCGGTCACGGATGGCGGTGTCCACTGGACGAAGCAGGGCCAGATTGCCACGAATGGTGGCTACTTTGCTGGCGAGCTTGTCTACTATCCTACGGGACCGAACCCGTCCGTCTACCTGAGTTTGAACACTGGCAACTCTGATGTCCCGACGACTGTCCCCGCATGGGTGAACACCGGGATCTACAGCGTTGGCCAAACGGTCCTCTTCAACTCCGTTGTCTATCAGAGCCAGATCGACCTGAATGTCAATTCAACACCAGTCGCGCTCTGGCTCGTAGGCACCACGTATGGGAACGCTGCTCAGGTCATCGGCTCAGACAATCACCTCTACACCTCCACCGGTGCGGGGAACGTCGGCCATAACCCGGTGGGTAATGCCGGGGTCAACTGGACCGACAATGGCTTGGCCCCATGGGGTCTCCAGCCGAATACGCAGCCCGATCTCATGATGGGCATCAACTGGCTGAAGCTAGGTAACGCGACCGTGCGGAGCCTTCAACTGGTCTATCCGGCCGGTTCGGGCCCTGTGACCCAGAGCGCCACTCGGAACGTCTACGTGCTGCCCTATGGCTTCCTGCGCGAAGCCCCTCAGGATCCTAAGGCTGGGAGCACGAGCTACCTCGGAGCACCCTCTGGCCTGACCTATGACGATTGGGTCTATGAGAATGGGCTGATCGTCACTCGCGAGGTCTATCCGATCACCCTGCGTTTCGTCGCCGACGTAGCGGATGTGACCCTCATGGACCCGATGTTCTGCGAGGGCATGGCTTGCCGGATAGCGACTGAGGTCTGCGAGACCTTGACGCAGTCGACCACGAAGCTTAGTGCTATCGTCTCGGCTTATAATCGGTTCATGACAGAGGCTCGCATGGTCAATGGTATTGAGCAGGGCCCGACCGAAGCGCCCGAGGACGACTACATCACTTGTCGGAGGTAGGCAATGCCCGACGCTTCAGCGCTTCAGACTTCGTTTCTCGGAGGCGAATTCTCTCCCTACTATCAAGGCCGGATGGACGACCCGCTCTACCGCTCGGGCATGAACGTCTGCCTGAACACGATCCCGATCGAGGAAGGCTCCGCAGTGCGCCGGCCGGGGACGGCCTTCGCCGCCACGACCCGCAACGGGGCCAAGGCTCAGCTGCGCTTGTTCGACTTCTCGGTAGAGGCACCATACCAGATAGAGTTCACTGACGGTCATATTCGGTTCTTCGCCGGCCTAAGCCTGGTCCTGGACCCAAATCCACCAGTCGTGCTCGGCATCAACTCAGCGAACCCGGCTCTGGTCGAGACGGCGCAGGCGCATGGATGGTCGACCGGCGACCAAGTCCAGTTCGGCCTCCCTGTCGGTGGCGTCGTATTCCTTGGGATGACCCCGCTGCTGAACCGCCAGTTGGCGATTACGGTCGTGGACGCCTTCCACTTCACGATTGCCGATCCCGTGACGGGCGCAGGGGTAGATGGGAGCACTATCACCCTTGGCCTCAATACCCTGATCGTCAGTCGCGTTACAACCTTCACGACCCCCTACACGAACGGCCAATGGGCCCAGGCCAGGATCGTCCAGAATGACGCGTTCGCGCTAATCCTGGTCCCGGGTTTCCCCGTGTATCTCCTGACGTCATCTTTCACAGTCTCGAACGTCTTTGCGAACTTCACCTTCGCCCAGGCGGTCTTCTCCGATGGTCCCTACCTCGACCCACCGACGGACGGCTCTACGGCCACTCCCAGCGGCTTGACGGGAACGATTACGGTCAGCTTCTCGGCGACGACTTCAATTAACGGCGGCGCTGGTTTCAATTCGTCGGACGTCGGCCGGATGATCCGCCTCTTCAGCGAGCCTCAGGTCTGGTCGAGTGGGACGCCCTACGCGGCCAACCAGTCTGTCAAATTCGATGGGGCCTACTATACTGCGATCGTCGCGAACACGAACGTGCAGCCGGATACTGACCTGACCAAGTGGGCGGTCTCGACGACGGCCGCGGTCTGGACGTGGGGCTTCATCGTTACGGTAGCGAGCGTGAACCAGGTGACGATGGCTATCCAGCCGGCCTCCGTCGACCTCGAGGGCAACCCGCGCGCCGACGGGAACCTGCTCTACACGACCCCAATCACAACCTGGCGGCTAGGGGCTTTCAGCGCGAACTCTGGCTACCCCACCTCGGGCACCTACTATGAGGGCCGCTTTTATCTGATGGGGGCGATTGGGAACCGGTTTGACGCCACCAAGTCGAATGAGCTCCTGCGCTTTGATCCGACTGGCCAGGATGGCACCGTCGCTGACAACAATGGGATTACGGAGACCCTGAACTCCGACAACATCGAGCAGATCTATTGGGCGATCCCAACGGCCGTTGGCGTCGTCGTTGGGACCAAGGCCGGCGAATGGTTGATCCAGGCCAGCAATCTGAGCGACCCCGTGACGCCTACCTCCATTCAGGCGCACAGGGTCACGAAGTATGGCTGCGCGAACATCGAGCCGCGGCAGACTGGGCTCTCGATCGCCTTCGTCCAGCGCTACGGTCGGAAGACGTACGAGTACATCGCCGACGTCTATAGCGGCAAGTTCAGTGGGACAAACCTCTCGCTCAAGGCGAAGCATCTGTCTATCCCCGGGGTGGCTGAGATCGCGTATCAACGGGAGCTCACCCCCGTTCTCTGGGAGCGTTGCAATGATGGGAGCCTAATCGGATGTACCTACAAACGCGAAAGCCCCTTCGGGACGCAGCCTGCGTCCTTCTCTGGCTGGCACCGGCACTCCTTGGGCTCTGGGCGTATTGTCGAGAGCATCCAGGTCGGACCCTCGATCGGTGGCGATATCGACAGCCTCATGATGGTCACGAACGACATCTCGACCAACGTCCGGTTCGTGGAGATGCTGACCGACATCTTCGATGAGAACAAGCCCAACACGGCGGCCTGGTTTGTGGATGCCGGCATCGTCCCGTTCTACGCCCAGCAGTCTGTGGACGGAACTGGGCTCGACATCTACGGCTATTGGCCCCTGATCGGGAAGACGGTCTCAGTCTTCGCTGGCGGCCTCGATCTCGGCGACTATGTCGTACAGGCAGGCGGCAAGATCCATGTCCCCTATCAGAGTGATCCGGACAAGCTGTTCACGAAGGCCTACCTGGATGCCCTAAACGCTTCGGGAGTTAGCTTTGCGCCTTTGCAGACGGGCGTGGAGTTCATCGTGACGACTGGAGACATCGCCCCGAACCCGACGACTATCCAGGCCTATAATCCCAGTCTAGGCGTTAAGCCGACCTTTGGCTGGGCCAGCCGGCCAGACTGGGCTGGGGGCCGCATCTTCCTTAACGGTGGTGGCTACCTGGCTTCGTTTGAGATCGCAGGCAATGCGCAGATCAACGAAGTCCTCCTATCGACAGTAGGCGGCGATACAGCCAGCGGCATGTTTTATGGTGGAGACTATATCTGGTATGCGACGCAGCTTCTGAACAACCCGATCTGGAATATCCTGAACGCCGATACTCTAGCAGAGGCTGCGCTTCCGGGAACTATTGGTGGAGATGCCCGCAACAGCGGCTTTAGCTTCCCTCTAGTGGCGGTCGCGGCCAAGGGTGCTGGGAACGCCTACTGCTTTTACATCAATCAAGCCTCGGCTATTGCTGGGAATGTGCTGAATTTCGCGACCGGGATCCCCATCCTGGCCTACGGGATTATCCCGACGGCTCCGCTGTATCGGAATGGCGGCATGTGCGTTGGGATCCAGAATGCCCAGATCATCACCGCCTTTGCAGTAAGCTCACCCGGGAACGGCTCTCCCACGACAGATCCGTCTGGTATCTGCAAGATAGCGGTGTGGGATGACAAGGCTCTTCTGGCTGCAACGAACTATTACGATAGCGCCCACACCTATGGCGTTGGTGACGTAGTCCAGTTCAGCGGAGTTTGGTATTCTTCGCTCACTGCAGCTAACACGAACCATCAGCCCGACACACATCCGGTCAACTGGAAAGCTCTGCCTCCGCAGGGAATGCGCATCACTGAGTTCGTGACGTTCCATGCTGCGGACATCGATCCCACCTGGACGCACTTTGATGGAGTGAGCGGAAAGGATATCGTATACGATGAGACCGATGGGTGTGTGATCGTCCAGTATAGCACACTGGACGCGGTCACTACGCCCTCGTATTTCGTGAAGGTGAACCCGACAGATGGCTCTATCGTCTGGAAGATGCCGAACCAATCTACCTTGGCCTTCTCTCCTGACACTCGGATCCAGCGCCAACGCATGAACATCATCGTGAATAACGGTGGTTCTGACATGAGCCTGATCGTGATCAACACGAAGCTGGGCACGGTCATCTCGACGACGAACGTCCATGGTCTACAAGCGGCAGGCGGTTTCTTCAGCGATGACGTTACGGGCTTCCTGGTAGGGTACTTCCAGTACACGTCTGGAGGCGGTGCCCCCACGCCTGTCGGCGGAACGACGAGCGGGACCTATCAGCTAATGCGCATCCAGGCGGACATAGGCCCAGCGTCCTCTGAGACGACCGACCAAACCCCTCTAGTGGCTGGGTTCACCTACACGAGCCAGGGCCAGATCCTGAGGACGATCAACCCGCAGGAGGCCGGCGCTCAGACTGGCCCCGCTCTGGGCATGACGCGGCGCAGCCATATGTTCTCGGCCCTTCTACACAATACGCAGGGGATCAGCTTCGGTACGAACTTTACCAGCAACCACGCGGCCAACTTCAAGACCAAGGGCGGCACGCCTCTGACGAAGAACCAACTATTCAGCGGCGTCTATTGGGACACGCTGGACAGTGACTATTCCTTCGACGATATGCTATGCTGGTCAATCACTCGCCCCTATCCCGCCAACGTCCTGGCGTTCGGGGCCTTCCATCATACGCAGGACCGCTAGCCATGGCTTTCAACGCACAAGGGATCTTTGGAGCGGCGGGCGATCTGGTTAGCGGTTTCTTCTCGTCTCAGGGCGACCAGGCCGAGGGGAACGCGTACGGCAAGGCTGCGAAGATCGATACCCAGAACGAGGAGATCGCGAAGCAGGCCGGGCAGATCCAGCAGACGCAGGAACAGCGCCAAGCCTTCCAGGTCGAGGGTGCGACCCAGGCCCAGGTCGGCGGTGCTGGCTTCGCGGCCAGCGGGAGCTCACTTGACATCATGCGGTCGAGCGCTCAGCAAGCGTCCCTGCAGAAGCAGCTGATCACGGCGCAGACCCAGATCAACGTGAATAACTACGCTGAGCAGGCTGCAGCCAATAAAGGCATGGAAGCGGCGGCAAATGCGGCCTCCTCTGGTAGCCTCCTTGGTGGCATCCTCGGCGCTGGCGCATCGCTGTTTGGGCTCTAGGAGAACACCATGGCCGGCAATATCGTCCAGTACACTAGCCAGCAAGACACGCTACGTCCCCAGGAGGGCGGCGCTCAGGCATTCGAGATGGAGGGCCGCCGTGTCGGTGCCTTCTATCACCAGATCGCGTCTGACGTGGGCGGCGGCCTGAAGCAGGTCGGGAACGCGATCGAGGGACACCAGACGTTCCAGGAGATCAGCCAGCTTGGCGCGACTGGCGCTCAGCTGCATAATGCCCTCGACACGAAGATGCAGGCCCTCTTCACGGACCCAGCTTCAGCGAACAATCCGGCCGCGGCGCAGCACTTCATCAGCGAGGTCGTCGAGCCGGCCCTCCAGCAGTACCAGGACGCTGCGCAGACCAAGGGCGGCAAGATGTTCGCCATGGAGCACGCTAACCAGCTGCGCTCCTATTTCGGCGAGAAGGCGATGGCAACACAAGCCAACGTCGAGGGGGCCGACTTCGTCAGCAACCTTCAGGTCGCCAGGAACAACTCTGCCTTCGCTGCCTTCAGCGATCCGACTTCAGCGGATCTAGTTCGCGGCACCTATAGGGCAACCGTAGAGGCGGCTATCGCTGCCCACCCCGGAATGACCGCTGACCAGATCGCTGCAGCGCGCACGCACGTCAATGAAGCCATGGCCCAGATTACGATCTCCCAGGGTCAGGGGATGGCGCAGGCCAACCCAGAGCAGGCCAAGGCGGCGTTCAAGGCCGGTGGTCCCTTCGCGAATTATCTGGACGACCAGCAGCGCGAAGCTCTGGACAAGTTCGCCGATCAGGTTACGAACGCCAAGGAGCGCGATCAGATCCGCCAGATGGAAGCCTCGCAGTTGGCGGCCAAACTGAAGTCAGAGCAGAAGGCGGGAGCCTATATGACTGCCTTCGGAACCCAAGACGTCAGCGATCCGAACTTCACGTCTAAGGCCAACCAGGCGATCCTCACGGATCCGGACCTCCTCCCTCCCACGCGCGAAGCTCTCACTGGCTTGGCAGAGCGCCTCTTCAAGCAGAAGACCGAGAACCCCAACGCCGCGGGCAAGGACGACCCAGCGACGCTGCATTCGTTCCTCGGCCGGATCGGGACCGCTCAAGCCCCGACCGATGCGGAGATCCTAGGCAAGGTGGGTGTCGCCAACGGCCTATCGATGGAAGGGTCACGCTTTCTCCTGGAGCAGCTGCATCCGAAGAACCCGGAGAGCCAGCTTGATACGAAGCTCCTCGACGCAGAGGTAGACTTCTGGCGCACCTCCACTGCCTCGCCCTCGGCTAAGATGACCGGCATGCCCGATGCCAAGGGCAAGGAGGCCTTCTCGGATGCCTTCAACTACTATGCCCCGCTGATCCGCGCCAATGACGCCGCGGGTATCTCCAGGGCCGACACTCTCGGTCCTCCTGATCAACAGCACCCGAACTCGATCTACTTCCACCGAAAGATCGAGAGCTTCAACCCGGATAATGCACCGGGCTCCCAGCATGCGCCTCCTCTGCAGAAACCGCAGGGTGCTGGTGGTAGTCTGCTTGACGCTGTCACTGCAGCGTGGGATAACGTTCGCGCAGCGACCTCAGGTGGCGCAGAGGTCCGAACCAAGATAGATACGTCTCATCCTCTGCCGCCCACGGGGTCGTCTGCCCCCGCACCGCTGGCAACCATGCCCGCCGACCGCCAGGCGAAACTCGACGGGATCCTATTTGGAGGTAAGTGATGGCGAACCCACCCCCGGCTCTGACCCCACTCGAACAGGGTATAGCGACAGCCAGGTCAAACGGGTTCAGTCAGCAGGAGATCCACGACGCGATTGCCCAGCGCTGGCAGAAGGCTAGCGACCAGGGCTTCAGCGATGCTGAGATTGCTAGCCGGCTCGGCTACAAAGCCCAGGATACATCGAACGCGCAGATGGCAGCGAATGCCAAGGCGACCTATCAGGCGAACCCACCGCAGGCCCAGTCGACCACGAACCCGTGGGAACTCTTCATAGCCGGCATGAAGGCGAGCTCTGGCGGCGTCCTGACCGGCCAATCTGATAACGCCAAGACGATGGCTCAGGGAACGGGCTTCTGGGGCAAGCTTGCCTATGGGCTGGGAGGTGGCGTTGGCGACCTTCCCGCTGGCCTGGCTGGCGGTACAGCCGGTGCGGTCGTGGGCGCGGTCGGCGGCTCTGAGACTGGCCCTGGTGCGGTCTTCACTAGCGCTGCAGCGACTGGGGCTGGCGCGATGGCGCTCCCTGAGTACATCAAGCAGCAGCATGCGGATGAGATCCGCAACGGCCAATATCGATCAACTGAGGATTTCGCCGTTCGCTATGGCCAAGTGTTGTGGCATACCGCCCAGATGGGAACGGTTGGAGCCCTCACTGGTGGCACTGGCAAGTACGTGGGGGTCGGTGCAGAGGTGGCAGGCTATGGCGTCGCTCAGCGTACTATCCTTCAGAGCGGCGCTGAGATGGCGGCCTTGACTGCTGGCACGATGGCGATCAACGGGAAGCTGATGTCGAAAGAGGATCTAATCGACAGCGCGATTTTGATGGCGACGGCTCACGGGGCAGCGAAGCTCACTTCCGCGACAGCCCCCGTCCTTGCGGCTGCAAAGGAGAACCTAGCTCAGAACTGGGTTCACACCGGAGAGAGCCCGACGGACGCGGCAACGCGCACCATGAATGACATGCCGGCGCGCCAGGCATTCTCGATCCCGAGCGATGCGCCGCCGCGCATAACCACGCCAGCCTCGACCCAGGTCAAGAGCACGGGCTATGTCCTTCCTAAGATCCCCGGCAACTTCGAGGCTGCTGGTGCATGGATGCTGAAGCAAGAGGGTGGTCTCACCTCTGACACCGGTGGCGTCACTAAGTATGGTATCAGTTCGAATGCGCACCCCGGCCTCGATGTGAAGAACATCTCTCAGACCGATGCCCTGAACATCTATCATAGCGACTACTGGGTGCCGATGAAGATCGATGGTCTGCCCGACAACATGAAGCTGCCAGTCTTCGATGCTGCGATCAACGAGGGTGTCGCCAAGGCCAAGGAGATGCTGGAGAAGAGCGGCAATGACCCACAGGCGTTCCAAGCCCTGCGCGAGGAACATTACCGGTCCCTCGCTGAGAGCAACCCGGGGAAGTATGGACAGTTTCTGCCGACTTGGCTGCGCCGCATCGGGAGCCCCAATGAGCCGGGCGCTCTGAACATCGGTGCCGGCCGCCAGATGATGCAGGACATGAACATGGGCGAGCCCCCATCAGAAGCCGACGCCCAGGCTCTGGGGTCGAACCTCCTCGACGAGATCCGCAAGGTCGCTTCAGACTTCGCCCAAGATGAGAGTGGCGCTCTTGGAAAGCAGCGTGAGGCGACGAAGACGGAGCAGAACCCAGAGGGCGAGCTCACTCCGGAAGAGGAAGTCGCCTCCCACTTCGCTGGGGTGACTAAGCCGCCCAGCTTCAGTGAGCTCCTGGCGAAGGGTAGCCATGACCTGTACCTCGAGATGATGAACCCAGACCACCCGCTAGGCCGCCTGGTCGACGCGGCGCGAGAAGGTGGAAGCCTGGAGGATGCGCGGAACCCTCTGTTTCTCCAGCGCGCAGCCGAGGCGTCGGACAACACCTCCCAGTACATGCTGGAGAAGGGGATGCTCGATACCAAGGGAAATGTCATCGGCCCGGGGCTCAGGACCATCCTGGAGCCCTTCGAGGGCGAGACCGGGGCGAACACCTTCTGGACGTACGCTGGGGCTAGGTGGGCAGCTGAGAAGGCTGAACAGGGCAAGGAGACGGGGATCCCGCTCGACAGCGCCCTAAAGGTCATCCAGAACGGCCACGCCAAGTATGGCGACGCCTTCAACCAACTGGTCGACTTCCAGAACAAGACCCTGACCTACCTTCGCGATGCCGGTGTCCTGAGCGAGGCCGCGCACGACGCGGCGATCGAAGCGAACAAGGCCCGCATCCCGGGCTACCGTGTGATCGAGGAGCTCCATCCGCGGGAGGGTGGCAAGGTCGGAGGCGGTACAAATCCTCGGAACCCGATCCGCACCTTCGAGGGTTCGGACCTTCAAGTCCAGAACGTCCACGAGAGCCTGATCAAGGACACGTTCCTCCGGATCTCCCTAGCGAACCATAACCTCCTCAATCAAGCCGCCGCCGACGCAGCCCTCCCCCTTGGCTTGGCCCGGGTTGAAGGCGAGGGCGCGGTGCATCTGCCGCTGAACGTAGAAGACCTCGAGAGCAAGCTTGACCCGGATATGGATGCTACCGTAGCCCAGCTGACGGGAAAGGCTCTGAAGGAAGATGAGGTACCAGTGCTTCGCAATGGTCAGATGCAGAAGGTCGTCTTCTCGGATCCAGACCTCGCGCCGCTTCTGCGCGGTATGAACTCCGTTCAGCAAGGCATGTGGCAGAAGATGGTCGGAGCAGTCGCGAACTTCCAGCGGTCCATGATCGTCCTGAACCCGGCATTCCCGCTCCATATCCTCGGCTATGACATCCCGTTTCAGTTCATCACCAAGCCCGGTTTCCGGAATACGATCGCTCAGGCGATCACGGGCATAGGCCATACCTTCGGCGAGAGCAAAGTCTGGGACCAGTGGATGCGCCAGGGTGCGCCTGACCGGATCTTTGACGGACTGAGCAAAAGCGGCTACCTCAAGGACGTGATGAAGGGCGACCAGGACCCTGCGTTCATGGAGGGGACGTTCAATCTGATCAAGACGCCCTACGACGCTATGAAGTGGTGGTCCATGAAGATGGCGCAGGTCATGCCCGTCGGCCGCTTCGCCCAGGGTCTTAAGGCGGGTGAGAGCCAAGAGGCTCTGGCATACGCGGCGAGCGAGGCCCCGTTCCACCGCTCAGGTGCGATGGGACCTCAGGCCAAGGCTATTAACTCAGGCGTCCCTTTCTTCACGGCCTACTTGAATGGCATGGAGAAAACGGCGAGGGCCTTGGCGGGCTTCTCTCGCCCCGGCGAGGGCGAGCCTGGCTGGGACCCCAAACTGATGACGCAGACGTGGGCCAAGGCAGCGGCTGTCATCACGATCCCGATCGTCTTGAATGAGCTCCAGAACAAGGACAAGGAGTGGTACAAGGCGGTCCCGGACTACGTGAAGGACAACGCCTTCGTCTTCCATATGGGCGACGACTGGGAGGCCACCGGTGCAAAGGACGAAGTCGGCAATCCGGTCATGGTCGCCCACGGCACCACGCTCGTCTACAAGTACCCGCCCCTGCTGTCCTTGATCTTCGGAGCGATCCCGCGCCGGCTCGTCAGCCAGTTCATGGAGGACAACCCATCGGCTTGGGAAGGCTTTCACAAGAGCATCGCTCCTAGCCTTCTGCCACCGGGCGGGATGTATCCGTCGGCCTTCCTGCCGTTCCTCGAGCACGCGGCGAACTACTCGTACTTCAAGGAGCGGCCTCTGGTACCAGATAGTGTGGGTCATGCTCTCCCCACTCAAGAGAAGTACACTCCATATAGCACCAGCACGGCGAAGGCCCTGTCGCGCTTCGTGAACGATCTGCCGCTGCTAAAGAGCGCTGGCTTGAGCCCGCCTGTGATCGACAACTATATCGATAGCTGGTCAGGCACGCTCGGCACCGCGGCAACGCACGTCGTGGACATGGCGCTCCAGGCCTCTGGAGCCGGTCGCCAGAACCTGCCAGCCCCGCACCTGGAGGATACTCCACTCCTCTCCTCGTTCCTGGCTCGCTATCCCAACGCCAGCGCGCAGCCGATCCGGGATTTCGATGATCAATTCCAGAAGTTCAGTGAGGTGCATGACCGCCTTTCCCTGGCGCTGAAGGAGAATGACTTCCAGAGGTTTCAGCAGATCATCGCCGAGAACCCGGGGATCGCTGGCGCGAAGAAATTGACCATGCCCAAGGACACGGCGCTACCTTCGAACCTGGAGGACTATGCCAACGCCTATGGATCCGCGGCCAAATCGATCCCGCAGACCACGTTCCAGTGGCTAGAGGCGGCGAAGGCGGTCCAGAACGAGCAGAAGATGGTGAAGTACATCAACTCCCTCCCTGGCCGCGCGAACTCCGATAATCCGAACGCGGCCTATGCGTCTCCGAACGATAAGCGTCAGCTTCTAGATCAGCACTATGCGACGATGCAGGTGATGGCTGAGCGCGCCAATGATCTTGCCAAGCAGGCGGGCATCCAATGACCAAGAACATCCCTGCTATACGACTACGAGGGATCCGCGCCTCGATGCCACAGGGCTATATCCTCGGCCGTGCAGCGGGTGGCGACGGAGAGGTGCAGCTTCTGAGCCTCAACGCCCTCCGTGGTATGGGCATCGCCGCGGCCGTTGACGTCTCGAAACTCACTAGCTCAGCCGGCTTCGGCTTCTTCGACGAGGGCCTCTACGCTTCGAACGAGAAGCTAGGCACGGCCGTGTTCAGCCGCCAGGTCACGTTCTCGAATGGCGACCCGGGGAACATCGTGACCTGCCTGATCCCGGCTACGGCGAGCGCGGTCTTCAACATCGTGAGCGGAGCCTTCAACACGCTCGTGGGGACCATCACCTTCGCCCCTGGATCCAAGACGGCAGTCGTAGCTTGGGTCGGTGGCAGCTTCGTCCTGCCGGCCGGGCAGACCATGACCCTCTACTCCCCGAACCCGGCTGACACTACCTTGGCCGACGTATCCGGAACCGTGACCGGGAGGAAGCAATGACTGCTCACCGCTATTGGAGGATCCTCATAGCCTTGAATGACGGCGGTGGTGTTCACGCTGGCCAGCAGTGCCAGTTCAGGGCAGTGGCCGGCGGCCCCAACGTGGCGACCGGCGGCACCGCGACGGCGAGCTCTACGTTCGGTGGGTTCAGTGTGACCAATCTATTCGCAAATACGGGTCAGTGGGCATCGGGCGGCAACGGGCTAGAATGGGTAGAGTATGACTTTGGCGCTGGAGTGACCAAGGATATAGTCGAGGTTGTGTGGCAAGCTAGGACGGACAATAGCCAGAACCAGACGCCGGACGTCTTCTGTCTCCAGTTCAGCGACGACAATTCGACTTGGACTGACCGCTGCTATATGCACAAGACTGGGTGGACGCTTGGCCAAACTATCGTGTTCACTCAGGGGACGACGCCTGGAGGATCCCATATTAATTGGGGTTTCGCCCCAACGGCGGTTCCTTCAGCCTATTCCATCAACGAGCTACAGCATCGAGCTACGATCGGAGGCAGCAGCCTGGACGTAGGCGGGACTGCGAGCGATGGCTTTGATGATGGGACGAACGTCGCCTCTCACGCCTTCGACGGCAGCAACAGCACGGTATGGGCAACCTCGATCAATAGGCTTCCGAACTATATCCTGTATGCCCTGCCGTCTTCTTCGGCCGTAGCGCAGGTCGCTATAACGGCAGAGAACTCGAACCCCTCGAAGACCCCGACCGCTGGCAACGTGATCTATTCAGATGATGGCCTATGCTGGTCGATCGCTTATTCTGTCACGCCTACGACATGGTCGTCTCTGCAGACGCAGACCTTCAACAACCCGAGTGCGGGAGAGAACGGCACTGTAGCCATGACCTTCGGAGCTCTGACGTTGAGCGCCTCTGGGAACGACAAGACTGCCAGCGTGTCCATGAAGTTCGGTGCCTTGACCATGACCGTCACGGCCCACGATGCGCCCCCCAATGAACTCGGCACCTTGGCCATGTCGTTCGGCAAGATCAGCTTCCAGGTTGCCGCGGTTAAGCCGCCTCCGCCTGGCACTGGAGTGCGGCAGTTCTGGACATTCGGAAACTGATCTGCTACATCTCAAACCTCTAAGGATCCTTCCATGGCAACTGACCCGAAGTTCTCTCAAGTCGCCGCTCAGGCTGCGCTCGATGCTCTGCTCGCGAAGCTGAACGTCGGCGGGATCGCGGGCACCATCAAGATCTACAGCGGGTCTGAGCCCATCACCCTGGAGACGGCTGCGTCCGGCACTCTCCTGTCCTCGGGCCTGACCTTCAGCACCACGGCGTTCGCCGCCTCAGTCGCCACCGGTGGAGGCACCCAGGGCGCGACAGCTACGGCCAATGCGATCACCAGCGACACCAACGCCGCGAACTCTGGAACAGCCGGATACTTCCGCGCCTGCGACCACACCGGCCTGGCTGTTCTCCAAGGCAACGTCGGCACTTCCGCGGCCGACATGATCCTGAACACCACAACGATCACCGCGGGCGACACAATCGCCATCACGGCTTTTACAGCGTTCCTCCCCAATGGCGGTACATAAGATGACATCCCCGGTCGCCCAGCATGTTCAGGTTTTGTTTTGGTCCGTAGACGCTATCTCAGCGGCTGCGATTGGGGCTACGTTCATGCATATCCTGCCCCCGATAGCCGCCGTCCTGGCGGTCGTCTGGTACATCATCCAGATCTATGAGAGCACGACTGTTCAGCGTTTCCTTCGGTTGCGCCACCGCCGCCGAGTTCGTCGCCACAAACGCTTGGAGAAACTCAATGCCCATCTCAGTTCGACTGGTCCCGGACCTAGCGCTTGACTTCATCCGTCGCGCCGAGGGTCTAGTTCTCACCGCCAAGAAAGACACTGGCGGCATCCTCGCCATTGGCTATGGTCATAACGTTCTCCCCGGAGATCCGTCGGTGATCACTGAGGCTACGGCTGAAGTCTATCTTCGCCATGATGCTGGCATTGCTGCGTACCGCCTTGCAACTGTCGTCGACCCGCAGCGTCTAGAGAGCCTGACGAACCACGAGTACAGCGCCCTGATCTCCTTCGTCTACAATCTCGGCGAGAAGCCAGAGTGGACGATCTGGAAAGACCTGAACGCCGGCAATCTGGCTGACGTTCCCGACCAGATCATGCGCTTCGACAAGGGCAAGATTGGCGGCGTCCTGAAGGTCGTCCCAGGCCTCGAGCATCGGCGCTTAGCTGAGAAGACACTCTGGCTCACCGGAGATGTCGAGGCCGCCGTGGCGACCGTCCAGGCCGCTCCTATTGCGCCGCCCTCCAGCGCCGTGACCCGCGACATCATGGATACACCGCCCGCCCCGCCCGCTAAGGCCTTCGACATGGCCTCGCTCGGAACCAAGGTCGTAACGGCTGCAACCGCCGTGGGCGCGACTGCCACTCAGCTTCAAGGTATCGTCGCTCCGCACGCGGACGTCGAGATCCTCGGGAAGATCGCGACTGGCTTGACTATGGTCGTCGTGACCTGCTCGGTGATCGCCCTCCTGATCCACAACGCACAGAGCAAGGCCTGACCCATGGAAACCCTGATCTATCTGGCAGCTGTTTGCCTTTCATCCGTCGGCGTGGCATACTACCTGCTTCACCGAAAGCCCCGCGCCCCGGTGCGGATCACCCCAAAGGTCGCCGCTGTCGCGCTGGCCGCAACTAAGGAGCCTACAATGGGAACGTTCCAAGAATATTCTGCCGCTATCCTCAAAGACGCCAAGGATGCTCTCGCCAATGCGGAAGCCTTTGTCGCCCCTGCTGTCTCGGAAATCGAAACCGTGGCCAAGTCAGAGTATGACGCCCTGCGCGCCGACTATGAAGCCGGCCTCAAGAACCTTGACGAGCTCAAGGACACTGTCGCCGCCCTGGTCGCCAAGCTGGCCCCGAAGGCGGCGGATGCCGCCCTGGTCGCCAAGCTGGCCCCGAAGGCGGCGGATGCCGCTAAGGTCATCACCGGCACCGTCGGCGCTCAGGTGAACTTCACCTCCGAGCCTTCTGAGCGCCCGGTCGAGGGCGTCACTGAAGTCAAGTCCGCTGGCGCGGCTGGCGCTGGCTAAGCCAATGGCTGGGATGCTCGCCCTCTCCGCTTTCCTGAAACCCAGCACATGGGCATGGGTCGGAGTGGGCGTGCTTCTCCTCGGCTTGGGCGTCCAGACCATTCGTGTTGACGTGCTTAAAAAGGACGTCACGGTCGCCCAGTCCCAGGCGAAGCTCTATGCCAACGACCTGGCAATCCAGAACAAGGCCGTAGGAGACCTCGCTACGGCAGCGAAAGCGCTGACGGCCACGAATGCGCTGCGCGTGGACAACGCCGTCCTGGAAGCCCAGGCGGCCGGCGCGTCCCTATCTAAGAGAGTTGCCTTGATCCAAGCGCTGCCCCATCCGGCAAAAGGCATCTGCCAAGACCAAGCGATCCTCGATATGGTTCACAGGAGCGTGCGATGAGCCTCCCCTGGCCAGAGCCTGGCAACGAGAGCGTCCAGACCCGCATCGAGCGAGCAGGTTTCTGGGGTGTAGTCGCTATGTCAATCTTCGCAGTTTTTGCGATTATCGTCATGTGCAGCTGCGCGAGCTCAGGCCCTCAGATCGTCAAGATCCCCGTCCCGACACCAGTCTATTGCGACACGAGCAAGCTCGGCCGGGATCCCGTGTACCCTGACACAGACCAAGCCTTGGCCGCAGTCGCAGATCCGTTCACGGCCGTGCAGCTTCTGACGATGGGGAGGTTGGATAGGATCCAGCGCGACCATGAGAAGCAGGCCGCGCTGGATGCATGCGCTGGGCCTAAGCCCGCTTTGTCGAAGCCCTAATCAGGTCTCCGGTCACGCCGTGCTTGTGGCGGTCATCTTTGCAGGTTCCGTTCGCTGTCGCGTCGCGCTCTATCAGAAGGCCGGCGATGGCGTGATCTATGTGGGCCAGACTGCTCTCAGGGTCGATGTCCTCCCCGTCCATAGCCGCCGTGATGTGGCGTAGCGCAGCCTCGTAGTAGGCCATGCGGCCAATCGGCTTGTGCCTCCAATTGAAGGGCCCGTACTTCCGAGCGCCCTCGGCCAAGACCTTGGCTACTCCCACCATAGCACCCCACGGGACGAGGCGGAACGGCACCTTGCGAGAGCCGGCGATGTCCTTGGGGTTGATGTGGCCTGCCGTGCTGCCGGGCTTTATCGCTTTGCTGATGTCCATGCTCCGAACGTACTCGTCCAGGCCTTCGGGCATAACGAAAGACCTATCCATGGGGTGGTCGTAAGATGTGATCGTCTCCCGGGCGAGGATTTCAGCGCGCTCCGCGACCGTAGCTTCAGCTGGATAGACTATGCCAAAGCCTCTGGTATGGGCCTCTCTTTGCTGCTCCATCCAGTCAGGGATGATTGGCACAAGAGGCCTAGAGACTAATTCATAATAGGAATAGCAGCGAGGATCGTGCCAGTTCCCTGGGCTCTTGTTTCCAGCGCCGCAGCTGCACAGGCGGTCGTCTCGTGCTTCTAATTTCTCTAGGCTCATGAGAAGTTCTCCTTCGGTGAGACCGACTTGCCGTCGACCAGATGGACGGTGTCTTCGTTATGAAGCCAGCCACGCTTCAGGTCCCAGAAGCCCCATGAGCGGATCTTGGGCCCGGTGGTGAACTGGGTCATGGTGTAGGGAACGCCAGCTGGCATGAACAGCCGGTGCGCCTCCTTAGCCCTGCGGAAGACCACGTCTCCAGGCCGGCGGGTGAGCAAGATCGTCTCGCCGTGCGGCGGATGAGACTGGATGTGCTCGATATAACCCCCGGCCAAGATAGTGCTCATGTTGTCCCACGGGTGATCGTGCAGTGGGCGATCGGGATCGTCCTTCACCTGGACGTGGAAATAGACGTTGGCCTGGCTGCTCCGCGGCGTCACGTACCAGCGGTAGATGTAGGGCTCTCCGTCTGGGGCGATCGTAAGATCTGGCGGCCGATAGAGCGAGCCGATATAGCGCACAGCTATGCCCCAGTCTTCCTCGCTGAGGAGGGAATGAAGGTCGAGATCCATGGGAAGTTCTCCAGGCTTCGGGTCAGCTATGCGGGCTGCTCCCAGGTGAGGGTGACGCTGGTGTCCGTACTGACATACTTCTCGTCTAGGAAAATCTCCCACTTGGCGGTGATGCCGTGCTCGGGGTGGACGAACCAGAGTTGTTGGGAGGGGCGGCTATAGGGCGCTCTGATCGCGAGGCGGGCGTATTCATCGTAGCCCTTGAGAGCACCGTTGACGATAATCCCTGGCAGCCACAGGGCTTGATGCCAGTGACCCATGACCACCGTGTCGAACTCGCGCCCGATCTGAGCCTCCGACTTGCCCACCTTAAGTGCGCCTCGCATAATTGGCCCGAGCGAACCAATAATTCCATCACCTCCCTTGACACCCAGACTGTCTCCATGGGTGAGGAGGAAGCGGTGTCCATAGACGGAGAAGTAGGCATCGCTCTCTCCAGGGATCAGGAAGGAGATCCGCTTATCCTTGCGGAAGTGGCGCTCCAGATTGCAGTAGATGTTCCACTCGTGCGAGGTGTAAACGCGGCCCTTCATACGAGGCTTACGAGAAGCACGGCCGTGATTACCCACAACGGAAGGAACAAATACACGTCCAAACGTGTCGGCCATTCTTTCGAGCCCAGCCGCCAGAATATCAGTGAGATCATTAATACATTGCTGAGTAGTGCGGTCATTAGTAGCCATGAGTTCTTCATGAATATCTCCACTCAGCATGTCACCTCCTAGCATCACGACGATGCCGGGATACTTGGTCTCAGCGCGGCCCATGTGATTGAAACATAGGTCGATCGTCGTGTCCACTAGGCGCTCGACCCGTTGCTTGGCTACGTCCATGTTGAAGGTGTTGCAGCCGCCGACTTCCTCGGGGCGCACGACTTCGCCATAGTGCCAGTCGGACCAGATTGTGCAGGGCATGCCGCGGTGTCCGAAGCGCGATGTCTTCGGGTTTAGCCAAGCCGGCGGCTCAGGCGTCCTGGAGGCTAGGCGATAGATCTCGGAGCGGATCCGCTCTGCGCTATCCGCCTCCTTCTGCAGACCCTTGATGTCCCGGTTGGCTTGGGACAGGGCGATCTTCAAGCGGTCGAGCTCGGTTAGCACTTTCGTGTCGACAGTGAGCCCGCGGGTCTCTGCCATAATGGCGCGTTTCTTCACGGTGTCGCGGTCGATCCCCAAAACTCTGGAAGCCTCCCGCTGGGAGCCGCCAGCCGCCTCGATAGCGCGCAGGGTTTCGACGATCTCGGCATCTGAAGTGAAGGCTTGGGTCATTTGGAGAGCTCCTTGCTCAAGGTTGCTTCGGCAAAGCGCAGCAGGCACCACGCGTCCGCCTCGTGTTCATTATCGCCTTCGTAGCCGAGCAGGAAGGCAGCCTGCATCATAGCAGGTTTGTCCGCTCTTCCGAAGCCCGTCGACCACTCCTTTATCTCGCCCGGGGTCATGTCCAGGACGGCCACTCCCTGATCATGGGCAGCGGCCTCGATGATGCCCGCTATGGCCCACAGGAGGCGAGTAGCAGCCTGGCCGCGGGCGAAGGGGCGCTCATACACCACGACATCCAAGCCCTCGAAGAGGCCCTGCATGGCGCGTGTGAACTCGGCCAGCTTCTGAGGGCGCTTGCCCTGTAGAACCTCATGGATCACGACTGTGCCTGCGCGATTGTCAGCGAAGGCCCAGGTCGTCCCGAGATCGAGCGCGCCGATCTTCATTCCTTGTATCCCTCATCCTCGACCCACGACCAAAGCTCGTACTTGTCCTCGGCTCCGATAAAGCGGGACATGGACTTCACTCCAGCGATGCGCAGACGATCATGCTCCGCGGCAATCTCCATGGCGATCTCGAATGGCCCCTTCGAAGACATCTCAGACCGCGTCCAGACGCGCTCGGTCTTCCAAGTCATTTCGTCACCATGTGGATTATGTTTGCGATGAAGAACAAGGCGCTCCCAGCGAAGAGGCACCAGTCTATAAGATCTTGAGAGTTCATTTCTTGTACACCTTTCCCTGCCAGACATCGACCTGGATCGGAACCTGTATGTGGCGGACCCAGGGCTTCACGTCTTCCAATAGCTGAGTGAACATCTTCAGGTCGGCTCTGGTTTCCGGAACCTCGCAGACTACCTCGTCGTGAACGTCGAAGATTACGGGAAGGCCCTCGGCCTCGCAACGCAATTGCGCATCTGCGACGATCTGTCGCTCCATACCCATGATCGCATTCTCTGTCAACTGGCCTCCGAAGGCGTCGACTGTGACGCGGCGCTTCTGCTTCGTCGACTTGAACGACCAGGCCCTCCGGATCACCGGCTCCTCGTCGGTCGACCAGGTCATCCGCTTCCAGATCAGCTGAGGGTCAGCGTACCATAGCTTGTTGCCGCCAGGCAGCTGGCAGGTCAGCCAGCGGTCCTCGATGCGGTAGACGAGGCCGTAGGCCTCTACCGGGATCCGTTCCTCCAGGGCCTTGATAGAGGCGCTCTGGAGGGCCGCCCAAACCTTCGGGACCAGGGGTGCCCACTCCTCACGGTAGATCTGGACGACGCCCTCACAGAACTCCAGGGTCAGATCCTTCCCGTATTTGAACTGGAAGGTCTTGCCGCCCATTTGGAAGCCGAGGCCAAGGACGGAGTTCTTCCCGACGCCCCGCTCCTTGGGGTCCTTGTGCTTGTCGATCGGCCGCTTGTAGATCTGGGCCGCCATGTCGCAGTAGACGTCTACGCCGCCTGCCATCAGGGCGGTCTTGTCATGCTGCCCGGCGACCGAGAGCACGAGGCGGGCCTGGATGCCGGCGTAGTCGCCAGCCATCATGACGTTCCCCGGGTCGACGGTAATCGCGTGTCGTAGTCCCTGGACGACGGTCTCTACCGCGGGGCCGTACATCATCTCGATATAAGCAACGTCGCGTGTCTTGATCGCCGCGACTAGAGTTTCAGGATCCGGGGGAAGATCATCGACTTTGATTGTCCCCTTGGGGAAGTTGTGGATCTGAAACAGACGAGAGGTATTTCTCCCAGGCCCAGTCCCGTGATACTGAAGCAGGCCTCGCGCACGACTGTCATAGTTGACGCACTGTTCCATCCGACGTAGCTTTTTGATACTTGAACTTCCAACAAGCTGGCGAATAGTAAGAGCCCGACGCACGTCATCAGGCATCGGGACAGGCTCAAAGGTAAAGTCGTCTGGTAGCGCAAGGGTCTCATCTTCATCTGTCTCATCGGGATCCCATCCTAAGACTTCGACGAGGGTCTCCTTCTGCATGTTCGGCAGATTGAAACCCTTCGATTGGCACCAGGCTATGATCTTGGCCCCCTGGTTGAACCCGAGCCCACCCGTGAGCTCCTCGAATTCCCCGACCAGAGCGGCCGTGGCCTGGTCGACCACTGATTGGCAGGCGCGCACATATTCCATGTCGAGGCGGACGCCGCGCTCATTGATCTTCTGGTTCAAGAGCCAGAGCTCGAGCTCCTTTGGCGGAAGCCAGCCCATCCGTTTGTGGATCCAGACCTGTCCATAGATGTCGCTCTCGCAATATTGCCCGACCCGGGCCAGGATCTGTGGCGTGATCTCAGGTAGCATGCCCTTGATCGTCGACCCGTTCTTGGTCGTACGAGCGCCGGCTTTGGATAGGGAGAGGGTCAGCTTGTTCCCCTCCATATCCTTCTGCATGGGGCCGCCGAGCTCCATGAGCGCCTGCTCCAGCCCGATCGGGAAGCCGCGCATCGCGCAGACCGCAGCCGTGTCATGCCAACGCTCATCCGGGATGTCGGGCCAGCCGGCCGGGACCATGATGAAGCGCCAGATAGCCTTCTCGAAGCTGACGTTGTGGGCTATCACGCAGACCGTAGGATCGCGCAGGGCGGCCATCAGGCCCTCGCTGGGATCAGTGCCAGGGAACCACGTGTTACGCCGCCCACGCTCATTCTCGTAGCTCAGGCATAGCACCTGCGTTGAGACGTCCTGAGCGTAGCGCCATGACCCGCACGCCTTCAGGTCGCACATCGAGGCGGTCTCGAAGTCGATTACGATCCAGCGATCGTACTTCGGCATCGACCTAGTCGGGAAGATATTGAAGTTGATCATGAGATCTCCAGGGAAGCGGGCCCCACCCTTCTAAGGCGGGCAGGGCCCTAGCCCTCTAGGCGTACTGACGGAGCTATCGCCGCACTTCTGACGGGTTATGGTTTATCATCCCAGCCCGACAGCGCTTTCAAGCCTACTCCGGTTTTCCCCTAGAAAGGGATCTCGTCTTCCAGACCTTCGGCCGGGTTCTCAGACGAGACGATCCCGACATAGTGGCTGAAGGTCTCGGCCCCGGAAGTCGCGGCCGTCAGTTTCTTGCCCTTGTTGAGCGACGTCACCTTCTGCAGGTAGCACGTCACGCCGGGTTTTCCGTTCTCATCGACGGCGTCGTAGTACTTGAACAGCACCTCGAACACGACCTGAACGCCCGTGTAGAAGTAGGGCTTCGCCAGCACTCGGTTCTCGCCCTCGAAGGTGCGATAGCTGCCATTGGCGATCAAGCCGATCTCGAGCTCGGTCGTAGTGCGAGCCGTCAAGACGGCCTTGCCACGGCTCCATTCGCGAAGCTTGTTCTTCCCGTAGTTCGGATGTCCAGACTTCTCGTTCTCAGTCTTGGCCTTGTCCGCCAGCTTGTCGCCGTTCTCGAAGGGGAACTTCAGAGTGGCGAGATCGACGCCAGGCTTAGCCTCCCGAGCAACGGCAACGGCCGCGGCCTTGCAGCGCTTCAGGTCATCGCTGCCTGGTTCGAACTCGAAGTTGATCGAGTATTTGGGCTCACCGGTCTCCTTGCCGTTCCGCTTGACGCGGGTCTTGGTGACGACGTTCGGGAAGGAGGCGAGAGTGCCTTGGGGGTCTTGGGACTTCACAGTCCCCAGTGCATAATCGACCATGGTATGGTCCTCCATCTAGTGCATAATAGCACTTCGCTACAGCCGACAATCGGCCGTTCACATGAGGTTCTTACGCGGTTCCGTGGATCGGGTCAACCGCTAAAGTGAAAAAGTCCGGGCCCAGGATCTCGGCGTCGTGCGCCAGGGCAAGACCCTTCCGCAGGAACTCGTGCCGGGTCATGAACCTAGCCCCGGGCGGGAGCATCGCTTGGAAACGGGCGATGATCTCATTGACCGTATCTCGGGTCGGAAGGGTTCCGATCGGCGTCTCGTAGAGCGCTGAGATATAGGTGCCATCGTGACGCTTCACGAAGAACTGAAACGTGCAGGTGAAGGGACCGTCTGGGGCCAGGGGCTCAGTGTCCTTGGCTTCGAAGGTGTTCTCCTCGGGGAAGGGAGATGATTGCTCAGACATCGGGGTTCTCCAGGTACGCAGCAAAGGCCTTGCTGCCAGGTTCCATCTTGATTGGCCGCCCACGATCGTTGATGCCGACCACGGTGTAGCCGGTCTCTGGGATATAGGCGAACTCCTTGACGAACTCTTGAGCCTCTGGGCTCACGGCCTCCAGCTGCCCAGGGGACTTGAGCTCGGGCTTCGTCATAGCGTCGTCGCCGAACCGCTCCATCGCGAGCTCGGGAGCGCCGGGCTTATAGACGCGATTGGCCCTCTTCCGGACCAACTTGCTCTGGGTGAACTCGTGGCCCGTCATGTGTCGACGCATGGTCTCTTCGCCCAGGGCCTTCAGGTAGAACTTGACGCCTTCGATGTAGGGGTAGCTCCGGTCCAGCGAGGCGTCGTTGAGGTTGATGATCTCCTTGGGGTTCGCCACGCATGCGGCGCGAAACAAGGATGTCAGGAGCGGGCAAACGAGCTTCGCTGGGCAGAACCTGCACCAAGAGCCAGCGTTCAAGCTATTGTCGAACTCAGTCGCGCACATGGCCGGCACGAGCGTGTCGTGGACCCATTCCTTGATCTCCCCGACAGTCGTCGGCCACCAACGCACCTTCTCGTCCTCGCCTATGCCACGGGGCTGGACAATGCCGATATCGACCGGCATCTCAGGATCGAATTCGAAGCCCTGCTCCCGCTCGATCCCATCGATGAAGCCGAAGCCGTAATATTTGCATTGAGGATTGTCCTCAACCTCGACGATGATCCCTTGTCCGCCCTTCAGATCGACGACCTTTATGCGTTCAGGGAGCCAAGCCCCGTAGTCCGCGCATCCATAGAAATCCGGATGCACAGGCGAACTTATCGGGTACTCCACATAGAACTTGATCGCCTCATCACTGATTGGCCTAACGGTGTCCAGGTAGACCTGGACAGCCCGGGCCATGACATCGTCAATGACGGTGTTGTTGAAGGTGTGCCCAGTGATCTCCCAGGTGTCGAGGCCGTTGTCCAGGCAGTAGGCCGCAGCCTCGTGCATGGCCGTCCCCTCGCGACGGTAGTCGGGGTCATCACTCTCGGGGAGTAATAGCTCCTTCAGGAGCGCCACCGAGCCGGAACAGTTCATCCACCGTTCTGCTCCACTCGCGCCCCGAGGGCTGTGCGCTCGCCGAGAGTGGTCGGGCTTTTCTATGTTCATGCTCGGCCTCCAGGCTGTAGACGACGTAGTTAATCTGCTCGATCAGAACTCTGAACCGCGCATCTTCGATCTCGTTGTAGAACGCCACGCGCTGTATGCATAAGCGATCTCCGCTCGGGATCAGATAGTCACCCCGGATCTTGATCCAGTCCTCCTCGATCATGATCCGAATGGACAGGCCGACGCTTTCCTGCTCCAGCTTGTGGGCATGGCGCGCAGCCTCTCTCAGAGCCATGATGAATGAGTTGTGTTCTTGGTACATGATCGTGGCTCCTAATTCTACCCTCTAGGTTCCCGCTAGGTGGCCGCGGTGTTGTATCCCTGCCAGGCCCCGCTTGGCAGAGCGGGGAAGAGGATCTCTTGGCGTCTTACGACAACGCTTCCAGCTTCGCGAGGAAGTCAGGACGCTGTGCCGCGGGGATCTCCCGCAGATTGAAAGGCTTCGTCGGGTCTGGGGCGAACTTGCCGATCAGGGTCTTGATCTTGTCGGCTCCGCCCAGGGCCTGAGCCCGCTTCTGGCAGGCCGCGTTGAGGTCGGCATCAGTTACTGCCGCCGTCTCCGGTTCAGAACTGAAGTCCATGTCCGCCGGACCAGCGCTTGACGGCTCCGACGATCCGCTCAGGCCAGGGATCTCCTCCGCTGAAGCTGTAGAAGCAGGCGTGGCAGATGCCGACGTAGCGCTGTCCGGCTCCGCAGACTGGGCATCTTTCAGACCCTGATCCGCTTCCTGGATCGCCGCCGGGTCTTTGCTCAGATGCGCCTGGCGCTGGGCTTCCAAGGCGTCCGCTTCCATCTGCGCCTTGGTCCGCCGAGGGCGTCGCGTCTGCTCCGTGTGACCGGCCGGCTCGATCATAGCCAGGACTGCGGGATGCAGCGGCTCCTCGGCCTCGACGACCTTGCGGCCAAGGAGACGAGCCACCTCACGCTGAGCGAGGAGCCCGGCGACAGCGACGTCCTGACAGGCAGTGTCCGACGTGGGGTCATAGTCGGCCGGGAGCTCGAACGACAGTTCGACGCGCGCCTTCTGGGTCGGATAGCCATCCGCGCCCTTGTTCAGGTCTTCGAAGGCGACGGAGCCGCCGAGAATTTTGGTCATGGGGTAGTCCTCCAGTTTGATCACATGCGTCTATCAAGGCTATCGGCGGCTGTCAAGCAGATAATTCTGGGCTCGTTCCAAAAGATCGGGGTTGTCCCGGAAATGTCCCAAACCAAGATTGCAGGAATTACAGAGCAGGCCGCGGACCTTTCCAGTTTTGTGGTCATGATCGATTGCAAGAACATCGTCCCGGCATTCCCACTCTTCCGACCCACATAGGATGCATCTATAGTTTTGATCCCTTAGCATGGCCTCATAATCAGAAACGGTTATGCCGAACTTCTCTATGCGTTTCTGTCTCCAACGAGCCACGTTCTTCTGATAATACCTCCGCTTATATTCCTTTAAGCGTGGCTTATTCTTTCTGTAATAATCCGCCTGATCAAAGTCTGCCATCACATCCTCCGATCGAGGGCCTTATGTGTGGTTAGGTTCTTTCTGAGGGCCGAGGCGAGAATTTTCTCCAGGATAGAACCGGGGGCCACGAGAAAGTCAGCCAGAACATCTCCCTCCTGCCCCCAACGATCGAGACGGTCCACTCCTTGTTGGTTATTACCCGGGACCCAGTCGGGCTCGACGAAGACAGCCCTAGAACTGACTTGCTGTAGGCCGTCAGTCCCAGTTCCCATCGAGAGCAGATTACCAAGGATAATCCTCTTGCTAGGGTCCGAGATGAACTGATCCACAAGCTTTTGCTTCTGAGCCGCACCAATGGAGCCGTCGATCCTAAGTGTTCCATAATGAGCCAACCTCTGTTGCAGGACGTCCAAGACCTGGCGATGCCAGGCGAAGACGACGATCTTCTCTTCGCCGCCTTCCAGCAGCATCTTGATATACTCTACGGCCTGAGGGGCGATGGCAAGGCCCATGAGACGCCGCACCGTCGCGATTTCTCCCATAACCTTGGCGTCAGCTCCCGATAGGTTTTCCGGATCGATGTCCAGGAGGCGCTCAGCGGCAAGGGCCTGTTTGACAGGGCCCGTCTCCTCCATCTGTACGATGTCAAATAGAGGTATCTTGAGTTGGTTGGCCACTCCATTGGGACCACGCTTCTCGCGGCGTACCATGACGTTAGCACGCATTCTAGATTGGAGCTCACCATGGCGTCCAGTCCCCTCTCGAATGTAGAAGCCCCCGTCCGGTAGCTCCACCTGTTGCCGCGGATTGAAGCGCTCTCCGAACCCGTGTTCTGACATGAAGTCTATGGATGCGAAGTCGAGGCCCCGTAGAAGAGTGTACGCTTCGCGCGGGCGGTTAGGCAGGGGTGTACCCGTGAGAGCAACGATAGATCCGCATCTCTCGGCAAGAGGTTGAAATAGTTCTTCTGATCCTCCGCCGAAAATTGCGCGAGTTCGCTGTGCATCGACCGTCTTAAGGTAATGCCCTTCGTCCAGAATGAGGAGATCATACGATCCTTTCGCGAGCGCCTTTCCGATGGCGCTAGCGCGGGCGAGATCGTAGCTGACGATTGTCCATTGGGCATTGGGATGCACTCCGTGGCGGCCATGCAGGATGGGGTAGATCACGTAGGGCCAACGCATGGTCGACCACTCACGGATCCGTGTCATCCACTGAAGGCGGATGTTGGCGGGGCAGATCACTAGGACGCGCTTGGCCTGGAGCTCATTCGCCAGGCAGATGGCCTGCATGGTCTTGCCCAGGCCCGGGACATCGCCGAAGATCGTGTTCTGGCGGCCCAGGGCGTAGGCTACGCCGGCCTTCTGGAAAGGCGCGAGCTCCTTGTCCGGAGGACAGAGGATGTGGGCATCACTGTCCTTGGCCCAAGACGCCTCGATCTGAGCCGTGATCGCGGTGAGCTCATGCGCAGCGGACGGTGTAGCATATGAGGCGAAGGCAGCCGCGGCATAGGGCTCACGCGTGAACAGGCAGCCCTCTGAGGGAGTGGAGCTCGCAGGCGCGAAGTCCAACCCGTGGTCTTCCATCAGCGTTTTGATGTCGGCCTCGACCCGCGGCACGAACAAGAGGAAGGCGCGGGTCTTCGGGTTGAACTCAAGCCTCATGTATGCATCCTTCCCATGTCATAAGGTCTGATCTTCGCATGGTACGCATTGAACTGCCCGTCGCAGCGAGCCTGAAGGTGCTCCCACCCGCATTTGTTGGTGAGAGCACCGTCGCTCGGCTCAGCTACTAAGGTGTCGCGAGTTGGGGTGTAGGTGGCGGCCCGGGGGCTCGGAGAGATCGAGACCGTAGCGGCCAGCAGCAAACTCACGAGCAATGAATTTCCTCTTCCAGCGCGGAACATAGTCGTCACCGCGAGGGCGAGACAAACGTGGTGGCGTGCCCGAGGGAGCTCGCGATGCTTTGAGGTTCCGACCTCGGCTCTTTTCGATCCAAGCGATTGCGTTGAACCGCTGCGCCCAGTTCGGTTCCCCGATCCACGGGAATGGCAGCTTGATCAGTTCCATTGAGGTTCTCCAGGGATTGCTTTCCCGCCCAGTTGATGAAGTCCCACGCCCGGGGCGAGATGCAGCGCGCGTGATAGGCATACGATCGATGGTGCGGATAGCTCGGGGAGCCGGGCCCAAAGTAGGGGCTCTGGAACAGAGCGATCTCGCCAGCTTCGAAGTCCTCGCGCACCGCATCGAAGAGGGCTTGATCGTGCTCCTCTCCCGTGATGTAGTAGACGAAGTCAGCGCCTGGCTTGGCCGTTTTGCGCCACTTCCGGTACTCTGCGATGGGCGACTGGGCCATGAAAGTTCTCCTTGCAATCCAACTCGATTTGTGGTCATAGATCACAACGGAGAGATCGATGCAAGCAAAAAATTCACTCCACGCCGAGGCTCGCGCACTCGCTCAGGAGGGTATCAGGGTGTTTCCGTGCCTGCCCGGTACGAAGACGCCCGCGACCCCGCGCGGCTTTCATGATGCGTCATCTGACTTGGCCCAGATCGATCTATGGTGGGGTCAGAACCCCGAATATAATATCGCCTTGTCTCCCGGCCACCAGGGGTGGACGGTAGTAGACCTGGACGAAGGCGAAGTCGGAGAGGCCACATGGGCCAAGCTTCAAGAGGAGAACGGAAATGTACGTGAAACATACACTGTCAGGACCCCGAAGGGAGGCCGCCATCTCTACTTTGTTGGAGACCTTAGGTCTACCGTGCGACGTCTTGGTAGGGGCGTGGACACGCGAGGAATTGGCGGTTATGTCCTCGTTCCTCCGTCAGTCGTTGATGTGCGATGCGGGAAGCCGGCTGAACATTGGGGACACTATCACGTTGAACGAGATCTCCCTGATGCTGATCTTCCAGAATGGCTGCCGAGCGCAGCAGCCGCATTTCATAGCGTGTCTAAATCCGCCACTGACGCTCAAGATCTCCCGCATCAAATCGCCCGCGCTGTCGCCTGGCTAGAGGCCAGAGAGACCGAAGTCCAGGGGGCCGGTGCAGACATGGCGACCTACAAGGCCGCCTGCTGGCTCTCTGACTTTGGCCTGAGTGAGGAGACGATCGTCCAGACCATGCTCGACCACTACAAGATCGAGCCCCGGGACGATCGCTTCGAGGCGTTCATTCGCCGCAAGGTCCACAACGCTGTATCTGGGACAGACGGATCCGGCTACAAGCAGAACGAGGGCGGAGCCTACGCCAGCGGCGAGAGCGCAGAAGACGCCTTCAAGGGCTACATAGAAGCCTCAACGCCCCCTCAAGGGCAGAAGCCCAAGTTCTACGCCTACTCCATCGAAGAGATTATGGAGCGCCCTCCGATCGAGTGGCTATCGCCCGGTCTCTTCCCTGCCCGCGGCCTAGGGATGCTGATCGGCCTCCCCGGAACGCTCAAAACATTCGCCTGTGTGAGCCTAGGGCTCACGATCGCGACAGGCGTAGAGGGATGGGGCCGCCCTGCAGCTGAGGCTGCCGACGTCCTCTACATCGCCGCTGAAAGTCCAGAGGAGATGGTCCAGGACCGCGTCAAGGCGTGGCTCGCAGCGCATGACCTGCAGCCGGCCGACGCCTCCCGATTTCGCATAATCGAGGATGTACCTCTAGCGGCGAACCCGGACGACATCGTCCAGTTGATCGAACAGCAAATCTCCCAAGGCTGCCGCCCCAAGCTGATCGTCCTCGATACCCTGTTCTGGTTCATGGCGGGCCTGAGCGAGAACGATACCCGGGACGTGAGCCAGGCGCTCCTTTCCTTGAAGCGGCTGATACGGGAGTTCGGCTCCCTGGTTCTGATCGTGCACCATATCGGCAAGAACCAGGCTGGGGCTCGTGGGTCTTCGAGCCTCGAAGGGGCCCTGGACACACTGATAGAGGCCAAGCGAGACGGACAGGCCCTGGCGCTCTGGTGGCAGAAGCAGAAGAACGCCAAGACCCCTACCCACCCCCTGACATTCGAAGCGCGTGACGTCTTCGGCTCGACCGTCCTATTCCCGACCACACAGGCCGAGCACAGGGCCATGACAGAGACGCCCGATACCCTGAGCCCAGCAAACATCGGCGGGGCCCTGGTGCGCCTCCAGAGGGCGAATGATGGTGAGCTAGTGACCACCCATGTCCTGGCCCAGGAAGCGCTACCGATGTCGGATGTCGAGAGCCCCGAGGAACGACAGGCGAGCGTAGCCCGCATCGAGCGTGTTCTCAAGATGCGCGCCAAGCCTGGCAAAGATCTGGCCGGCTACGTACAATGGCAAGGGGGCCAATGGATGTGGGGCATCCCCAAGACCGTTCACTGAAGCTATGCGCTTTTCAGCATAAATCAGCTATATGCGGTTTCGCGCATAAAAAAGCCCCAGACGTTTCCGCCTAGGGCTGAGGTAGCATGATAGATCAGAGCTTAGATGTCGGAAGCCTCGGGGTCAAGGCTTGTGTCGAATTCCCGAGCTTCAGACGCTTGGTTCAAATCGTGACGCGAGACGCCGGCACTAGCGGCTAGTCGGGAGATCCCTCGAGCGCCTAGAGCGGTCCGCAGAAGATCCGAGACAACCTCAGACACTATCACCGGATCAATCGTCCGAGAGCGGCGAAGGATGAGTTCGCCGAGAGCGATATCCGAGGCGAGCTTGACGAAGTCCACGAAGCCGACTTCCTTGATCAAGTGATCGTCGGGCAGTTGGAACGCATGGGACGACCATGCGGCCAGTTGGGTGGCCATCAGAGCGTTTTGGTGGCTCCCAAAGGTCTTGATCATCTTCTGATCGTCATCTGAGCGGGAGAAGATGCCGTTCACGAGGGCCTCGAGGCCTTCGTCAGAGAGTTGTTCCAGAGGGTGCGGCGAGCCTTCACCGGCTTCGCTTAGAGCCCTAAATTCTGCGATCTCTTGATCGTCCGGGGCCTCGGTGGGTTTTGTATTTTCAGTCATTGGCCAGTTCTCCAGGTTGAAAGATGAAAGTGCGGGCCACATAGCACGCGGGACCGCATCGCGCAACAATTAAATCCAGGGCGTGCGTTCGACCTGAGATCCAATCGGGCGATTGTCTCTGAGGACGTGTTTGCGGAGCTCCTCGAACATCTGAACCCGCTCTGTGTCCGTGGCCTTGATCTTGTCCGCCAGCTTGCGCCACGCATCCACGAGCTCAGTCACAGTCCCCAGCGACACGACCATTTCGCTGTCCTGACCGCTCGACCGATCGCGCATGATCAGGCCGGTGATGCATTCGCCATCCGCGGTGATGATCATACCCTTGGGCCACATCCAAGGAGGGTTCTTGGCGTTCTGGTTCATGACGGCGAGCAACAGACAGCCCATGCGTGTCTGATTGCCGCGAGTGACCTCAACAGCGCGATAGAGCCAATGGCTCCGCTCCTCGCGCTGCAGGTCCGTGAGGCCGCTACTGGGCATCCTGAGTGGCGCTCCCAGAGCTTACGATTTCCAGAGCCTGAGCTCCAAACCATCCTCGGCCTTGCTCCCACACCAGATGGGCGTAACCCTCAATATGGGCAAATTGGAACCAAACACACTCGACCTCGTCGCCAAAACGTCCAGGTCGGCTCACGGTCATAATCGGGCCGCCTGATCGTAGGCTAACCAAATCGCCTATCTTGATTTTCTGGGTCATTCCATAAGTCCTTTCTCGAAGAGCTCGATTGCATCATTAAGATACTGACCACGCATAGTCAATTGGCCGTCTTCTCCTTTCTCAGAGCGAGCGGCGACCACCTCAGCCCGGAGATACCACGGGACGAAGCGCTGAGGCTCCGAAGCCTCTGAGACCCATAGATCATCAGCCGACTTCTCCGAAGGCGTCCAACGCCATCTCCTGGCCTTCGAACCAAAGGGCGTGGTGAATTCCTCGCCGTCGTGGTGCGCTTGAGCCGGGAAAGCTTCCGCCGCCCTCAGAACCTCACGGGACACTTGGTTGTGAACCTGACCCGCACTGAGCTCCGGAAAATATCCTCGGCCAAGTAGGTCAGTCACAACCTGCGCCATGATGTCTGACGTCTTGGCTTCGGCCGTCAGCTTGGCCAAGATATCGCCGAGCGACGCCTTGACGATGGCTTGTCTCGCTTTAGGAGCGAGCTCTTTCCATGTATATTCCATGTTTCCGATCCTCTTTGGGTCTGCATTCCGCGTCGCGAGCATGTCGCTTCGCAGCGTAGGAAGACGTATGGCCTAGTCCGCACGTAGGGCAATGCTCAATGATCGGAGCATCTCGCTCAGAGCGCGGCTTCAGATACTTGTTCACCGTTCTACCTCCTGTACGTAAAATGGGACATCTTGCCTAAGCTCGGTCCTCATCGCCGCGGCTGCACTACTGGCCGCTTGCATAGCGGTCTCCTTCGTGCGGTAGCGCATGGCCATAGCCTCTTGGCCCGTGTATCCACCGGCCGAAAGATAGTGAACGATCTTCCGCCCAGTCTTTGGCGTCACAACGTAGTAGGCTATATAGCGCATATCATCTCTCCACACCCATACGATCGGCATTCAGCGTCAGATATTCGAAAGCGTGTTTCTTGTGGCCAAAGAGGTAAGCGCTCTCGCGGCCGAAGCGGTCGACGTCCTCGAGCATGGCCGGGACATTGCGGATAGGTTGGCGTATCGAGAGGACAGCGAATAACCCGCCACGCGTGAACGTGGCGGGATCCTCGCGCATTGCAGCCGATATGACTGGAACATGGTCGCGATACATAGTCAGCCTCTAGATGATATCGGTTTCGACAAGCTTGGCCAGAAGCTTCTCTGCAACGATCAGAGCAGCTTCATGTTGGCCGGGCTTCCCATTCGCTCCGCCGTCTAGGTTCGCGGCGTTGTGCGTCCGGTAGCCTACCGCGTCCTTGCGGATCGCAGAGCGCGCTGCATCGAGGCTCCAAAGGGTCTCGCGAATGAGCCGCTCATAGGCGCGTAGCTGATGAGAAACGCTTTGAGAGACGTCCCAAGTGCCAGCCTCAGGGTTCGGATTGTACCGAGGGTTCGGTTCGGTCCCACGGCCAACCTCATAGCGTCCACCCTCAGGGAGCGTGACGCGTGACGCTTCAGAGACGAACGGCTCAACATGCGCCGCATACTCCTCACGTCCCCAGATGTCTCCGCTTCCGATTTCAGCCAAGAGGAAAGCCTCTTGATCGGGAAACAGCTTGAAAGCCTCCCCGTACAGGAGGTGAGCCGCGGCTTGATCGCAGAGAACCTGATAGAGGTGGATGTCGTCACGCACTGCAACGGCAGTCGGGCTTTGCCAGACGCCTTGATGTTGGCCAAGGTATGTGAAACCGCCCGCGTTCGTGAGGGCAAGCTTCTCCCACGCGATGCGGGCTTTCTCGTAGCTGATTGCGCCGTTGTTCGATCGAACCGGCAAGAGAAATTGGTATAGGCCTTTCATTGTATTCCCTCCAGAGCTTAAGCGCTCATTGATGCCAGCGGACGAAGCCGCTGACACTATGAAAGCTCAACTGCATAGTCGAATGAGAAGTTGCTCTTGTTCGTGTATCTCATCCCTCCGAACTAAATAGCCTCTAGCCTTATATACCACTTCACGCGCCTGCACTGCAGCATGAAAAGCAGCTTCAGCGATTGATCCGGGCATTTCATAAAACGCGCAAAGAGCCGCTTGACAGGCTGCCTCTCCAGTGGTTCCGTAGTAAAATTTATTTGCTGTAGCTTTGGCGTCACGCGCGAGGTATTCAAGGCGTCGCAGACGTGCAGTGGTGGAGGGAAATTCAACGATAGAGACGATGGCTTCATCTAAAGCGGCGAGGATGCGCCTATCCGGCTTTTCCCCAGCGACACGCCTCGCGCACTCAACCGCGAAACGGACACATATGTCCCTCCGACCGATCTTCGCAGCTACCCACAGTATATCAACGATGGGAGCCCCGGCCGCCAACGCCTGAGAGGCCGTCATGTATTTCCTACGGCCAAAGTCAGGGACTTTTCTCAAATTGCATGGGACTAAGGCGATGATCTCGTCCCGGGTGAGTTTGATAGTCATACCATCTCTCCATGATGATCCAAGGGAACGGCATAGCAGCCCGACCGCCTTAAGTCAATATGGGTAAGAGGATTTTTCGCATTAAGGGAATTGCGCTTAGAAGGCACTTCGCCAGCCCTGCGGCGGCGTCCGACTTCAAAGGAGGCGTCCGCTCGCTTAGAGGAAGCTCGTGTAGCATGGATTTACGGGGTTGTCAATGGACTAACGGTCTTAGAGAGGGACGCAAGAGCGCCCCTCTAGCCGTAGAACAAGAGCGTTGAGGGGGAAGCTGGAGAACAGCGGTAGACAAAAGAAATGAGCCGTAGCTTGGCCACGGCTCACTAGGGCTTTCTGAGGTCAGAGCACAACCGGGTCTCTAGACCATACTCCCGCGCACGCCCGTTGCGCTCTGTTCCACGCCAAGCGATTGTCGAGCGTCTCGCGTAGCGCTGTTTCGATATCGCGCACCGGCTGATACAGGCCGCGCAATGGCTTGGCCACAGCCTCGACCTGAAGCCCCGGAAGGGTCAATAGGCCATCGATCACGTACCAATCGCGCCTAGTCATGATCGCATGCCCACGCTTGGAGGTGCGCCTCCTCTGCATCGCTCAGAGCGTCGAACTCAGGATCGATGACCGTGACAGCCTTGTCCTTCAGCATCGCCCATCCTGGAGAGCGTGCAGGCTTGAACGTGGCATCATCTCGAAGGCCGATGCGCTCTCGTTGGGATGGCTTCATCCAGCTTGTGGGATTGCTGAACACGTCGTTCGCAGTGACTTTCATAGTCCTATCCTCTGGTCTCGTCAGTTTAGCTGGCGGTCTCGTCAGCATGCGCCTTACGCATGGACGCCACGAGGGCGTTTCGACCTTAGTAGTTACCAAACTCCTTCAGGGCGCGCATGGTCGCGGGAACCGTTGCGATGGTTTCATGATAGGATACGTTCCCTTTGTCGTCCCGCTCGGTCCATCCATCGATTAGGCCTGAAATTGTGTACTCATCGTTGCGATCGATGGACAGGAAGGCGTCTTGTCCCCAGTCGTGTAGACGGGCAAAGGCTAAGGCGCGGCGGGCTTGGATATCTGCAACCATTTGGGTAGCTCCCTCGTTCATGACGCCTACAATAGGCCATGAGTTTCCCCTGTCAAGCGATATTTTCATGCCCTCGCTTTGCATTGCATATCACTCTCTGCATGCCTTTCGCCCCCGTCCTCTCCTCTCCCGCTCCAGCTGAATTCAAACGACCATCCGCTTGGCCTCCGCTTTGCGAT